TTTTCGTCTCCATCTACATTTTCGTCTCCATCTTCGTCTTCGTCTTCGTCTTCGTCTTCGTCTTCGTCTTCGTCTTCGTCGGAAACTACCCGGTCTAATACACACTGTCCAACGTCTTTAAGGGAGTATATGATCAATTTGGCGGAATATCGCATGCAATTTATTTTCATCTTTTCATGTTTTTTCAAATCAGGATTCTCTAACATAAGCTTCAAGTCTTTTCTTGTAGTTGAAAGATTTTCTAGAGTTGATGTTATGACATCGATCAAATCGTCACTCATTTTTCTTTCTGGATTTTCAACTCTTAACTTCCTTAATTCTAGATTTTTTTATTGCGGTGGTAATTTGTGGAGCCGACATAGAGTTCATTTTGTTATGACATCGATCAATTCGTCACTCATTTAGTTAGTTTTACTCAATAATTTTTTTAATTAGCCTATTAAGAAATATTGAATGTTATTAATTGTTTTATTACTTATAACCTTACTTATTGTTTGGCTCGTTTTTATATCAATAAGCAATTCTAAAAAGCAAGCAGCCGTGTTAATGACAAACAAAAAGCCGGTTTATATTTATTTTCACGTGTGCTGCATCAACGCCGGAAGTGCAAATTGGAAATATATAGTAAATTACATCTTCGATTATCTGGAGAAGTTTGACGCATTCAAAAAAATAACCGAAATGCGCGTATGTTTGCTAGGAGAAAATGAATTTATAAACGATCCAATATGGAAGCGCCATTCTAAGATAAAGATTCATGCGCACGATTCAAATAAGAGTTTATATGAAAAGTTTACTCTACATACGATGCGCAACGATGCAGAAAGGGAAACATTTAACGCGTTTTATATGCATTCAAAGGGGTTTCGCACTGGCATAAAAAAATCTAAACCCTGGGTTGAAGAAATGTTACTTAACTGTTGGAAAGATTTCAATTTTATAATGCAACAACTAAAAATTTATGATACAATTGGTACAAGATTAAAATTCATTGACGGCAAAATAGGATCTCATTATTCTGGAAATTTTTGGTGGTCTAAATCTGAATACTTGAAAACTAGAACAGATAATGTCGGCGAAAGATATTACGATCCAGAAGCATGGGTGCACAGGAAAATTGACTGTAGAGTGTTAGGACTAAAAAATGGACAAAAAGACCAAGATATGATTATTTACAGAATTCCAAACGGTAAAAAACACTATTATGGAAAAAAATATTACTAGCTAGCACTATATGGAAAAAAATAATATGGGATGATTGTAATTTTTGTTTTTTTAAATCTACGCCAGCTGTTGTACTGACTTGTTCGCTACGAAACCACGAACATTTTACTAAGATTTTCATTACATGAAAACCCTTTTAAATATTTTCATAACCTTTTCTGGAGAAAAATTGTCGTAACATCTCCAATTTTTCTCTCTTATTCCTTTGCGGTCGAAGTTCATTATAACGTTGAAGAAACTCTCTTCGTCATGATAATACATTCCCTTGGAACCCAATTCTTTTAAATGAAACGCATCTACAAATTGTTTGTTGGAGGTTATAATCGGTTTGTTCATTATACTAAATTCAGCGATCGAAAGACCGAAACTTTCACCACGTCGCCGGGCATGGACCATAGCGTCACATGTCCGAATAAACTTGTTTTTGTATTCTTCCGAATAAATAGTATCTACGTAAAGAACCCGTTGATGATCAACAAATTTGTTCGTGTTCGCAAATAAGAAATAGATATTTCTGGAGGAATCAGAATCAGAATTTAATACTTTCTTTATTTGGGTCTTAACATAACCTATATCAAAAGTATCTCTTCCACCATAACGTCCAAATACCGTAGCCTCGCGGGGAATACCTAATGAAGACCTCAAACTATCACCGGCAATTTTTCTGTTTCTTACGACATGTGGAACGACTGGAACGACCCTGTTCTTTTTTGCGGCAACTGTTTCAGATATTCGCGCGTAGACGTCTCCGTGTGGTTGACCGGCACCAAATACACAGTGAACGCACGTTTTAACATTCGGGAGATTTGATATTTTTTTGTCGTCGGTTCCCCATTTGATAACATACAAATGAGTTATGTTGTTCTCTGATAAAATCTTATCTACTTCGGCCCAATTCTCAATCGAAAAGATATTTTCCTGTCCAAATCTATGCTTAAACTTATCAAGGACAACGTCATTTGTCTTTGGTCTGTGTGTTTTGTCGTAAATAATTATCGGTTCTTTGAATAAAGAAAATTGTTCACCGAAATCAGCATAATCATACAGAGCAATACTCGAGCCACGTTCTTGTAATGAATTCTGATAAAAAGCGAAACGTACCCTTTTGGAGTTGGAGTTGGAGTTGGAGTTAGAGTTAGAGTTTAATTTAGCTGACGATGGAACGAAATTTCTGGAATCCAGTAAAAGTTCTTTCCAAAAATTCTCTCCTTTTGAGGTTTTTCCAAACTTGTCGGTCTTTAATGTCCTGGGATATTCGTAAGGGTTTCCCCGTTCCCATCCATAATTCTTTCGTCCGAGAACATCTTCGCATGCTTCTATGGCCTTTTTGACGTCCGGAACAACTCTAACGCGATTTGCCTCAAAAACAGATTTGTATTTTCCTCTAATATATTCTTCGCTTCCAAAATTGCTCATATGCCAACCAATCACACCAGTATTTTTTGATTTTAATTTTGGAACCACACCATGTTTATCAAAATGAGATATTTGTTTTAAATCTCTTCCCAAACAAAGAAAGGTTCTCTGTTGTCGATCGGGCCACGTGTGCTTTGGATTGTGGCAATTCAAGTTGTAATAGAAAAATTGCCATTGTGGTCTCTTGAATTCTCCAGGGTTTATATCCGAACACGCCTTTACTATATCAGACTTGTTGTAAATTTCATCCGCATCACAGACGAACGACACTACGTGGTCTTTAAGATCGTAGTCGTTAATTAACTGTTTAGCTTTATCCATTGCAAAGTCTCGGGCCCTTCTTTCTCGCATAGTTCCATCTAAATTAATATTTGAATCATCTAAACTTAACAGGATAAACTTGTCCTTCCATTTTTCAAAACGTTTCATGTTAGTTTTCACATGCCACGGCTTTTCCTTTCCCTTGTGTGTTCTGTTAGACTCTACACCGATAAAATACTTGGTAAAATCGTCATGTTCGTTTAATCGCAACTCTAACAGATCTAGTTCGTCGTTAACTATAAAAGTATCAATAAAAAATTCACTCTCGGTTTTTGTTAGTGATACTGGTATCGGTTTATTTTTGTGATGTATAAAAAGCAAAAGTCCCACAACAATTATAGCAAGTATTGTGAAGAGCAAAATCAACAACATATCTTAAATTTGCGATAGAAAAAAATTTAAACATGGAAATGTTGGCAGACATAAGAGATAGAAATCTCTTTTTGGTATTTTATTATGTTTTTATTCGGGTAATCGGGGAAGGGTGTTTATTCGTTACGTGGGGGGGTTGTAAAAGTTAACGAATTTGGTATTGCAAGTGGACGTGGATATGTGGTATTTGGAGAAGGCAGTAAACCAAATACCAAAAAAAACGCTTTTCTTTCTAATCACGCAGCTCGTTAGGGTGATTTTTCGTATTGTGTCCCAATCTACTCTGCTCCATCCAATAAACTAATTCTTCTGCTTCATCCAATTTGCGCTTGCGTGTGTGCACTAATTCTTCTGCTTCATCCAATTTGCGCTTGCGTGTGTGCACTAATTCTTCTGCTTCATCCAATTTGGCTTTGTCCAATTTGACTGCTTTCATTAAATTATCATACGCTAATTCGCATACTTTCATCGCGTTGTCAAGATTCATAGTCGAGATACCGTCCTCGGAATCCGCGGCGTGTGGCGGGTCCGACCCGTCTTGGAGTGAAATCCCAATGCCGTCCAAGGACGACGTATCCTCCTCGGGCGGCGGGCCCGGCCCGTTGCGGTACGGGGCACCGTCTAAGAGTGACATCCCAATGCCGTCCAAGGTCGACGTATCATCCGCCGCGCGGTGGTCGTCGTCGGATTCTTCGCTCTCCAAGAGGCTCTCTGAGATGCTCTCGGAGCGGCTTGCTTGGTCCTTTTTCTCCTGGTCATATGGGTAAGGAAGATTTTGATTCTTGGTTGCCTTCCATTTGGCTGTTTCCTTATTCTCGTTCCATTTTTTCAACCATTTTTTCAACCCCTCCGTATCAGCATTCAAATTCAAATAATTCTTCCATACAGCGTTGAGGCGATCGGGATTAACTCTAGCGTAGCCTAGTCCAATGTCATTTTTAAAGTTTCCCATGATTTCGGGGTTCTTTTTGCCATCCCATTTCACGTTTGCTAAAATCCAAAATTCGGCCACTGATGTTGCCTTCATGTACTTATTATATTCTTCGTAACGTTGATTCGTCCACAGTTTGTCTGTGTTGGACTTTTTTTTTGGATTTGGTTGGTCAAAAAAGATTTTTACTGTTTTATCTTCTTTTAACATGTGTATAAACTTACACGGCCATTTTTCCACATGAACTTGAGAAATTTGAGATGGAGGTGTAATCATTCGATCTTCTAAATTCTCCCATAAATTGTTGTCAATCATGTAACTTTCCTCTTCAAATGCCATTTTGTTGGTGCATCCAATAATCCAGTCCATTTTTAAACACGTCTCTCCGCCGATTGGCCACGGAAGAACACAATTTTCAAGTCTCAGACCAGCTTTATCGAGAACTTCTGTCTTGAAATTACACCCATAATCTTTCTTGATAAACCTTTCCACATCTTCTGTCTTGATTTTTACACCCGGATTAAGTTGTTTGAGCATTTCCAAAATGTTCGATTTCAAACCCGAACATTTTCTACCAGTATCAGTCTTGCTCATATCTTCCCACGGCATATAAGCAATAGGAAGCTTTCGATTATTTAAATTCGGTTCAACTCTGTCGTAATCCCACCAATCCGCATTGACAAATGATGCGCTATCATATTTAAGTACGCGCTTTCCACCGTCCTGAAATTCAGTTTCAGGGAATTTGAAATTAACAACTTTCAAAGCTGGCGAGAACTTCCAGATTGATGGAGTATCCTGCCAATCATTGAATGCTTTTGTAAGTTTAGCGGTATTTTCTTGTAGCTCCAGTTTCTTGGGTCGACGCTTCACCCGGGCCATTGTCTCTGTGCTGTGCTGTGCTGTCGCTTTGGAGTCTCCGTGCTGTGCTGTGCTGTCGCTTTGGAGTCTCCGTGCTTCGAGTCAAGAGCTGTTGAAATCTCTAGAAAATTTCTAGAAAAATCTAAAACACATATTCATATTACATATTCATATTACATATTCATATTCATATTACACTAAAAAAGTCTAGAAATTTTTTTGTCGGCCCAATACACACGACGCAAAGTAATCACGGAACCACAATGTCGCTTGATTTTTTAAAAGAACACCTAGCCGCTTTCGGGGCATGTGTCGACGAAAATCAGAAAGCTGTCGAAGCTGTCGAAGCTGTCGAAGCCGATGACAACATTGTCTCAGATGAAGTCAACATCAAAGACAAATACAATGTTGAAGCCGCTCACAAAACAGGTCAAAAAGAAGCTGAATCACAAGCTGAATCACAAGCCGAATCACAATCAGCTGAAGACGCCGAAGCCGATGACAACATTGTCTCAGATGAAGTCAACATCAAAGACAAATACAATGTTGAAGCCGCTCACAAAACAGGTCAAAAAGAAGCCGAATCACAATCAGTAGATGATGAAGGTGAAGATGAAGATGAAGATGAAGATTTTTGGACGGTTGGTTGCCTCAAAATTAGTGGTCCAGATTACATAAAACGTGCGAAGAAGGCTGTCATTGGAAAAAAGTTTTTGCAGCCTGATACAAAACAGGAGGCATATGCCTATGACTTTAGATGTGCAAAGGGTGGTAAATACAAAGGCACTCCGACTATGCTCAAATTGTGTTTTCAACAAATTAGACAGGAAGACGTAGATGCTATTTGCAACGGTGATTTGAAAGTTCCTTCAAATGTGGTTGAAAATTATCATGATGGAAATGTCGTTTATCCTGGATATCTGACCAAAGACCCCAAGACGCTGCGACCTGGTTTAGAATACAATTTTACGTCTTCTTTCTGGCGCAGTGGATGGGTATCTGCAGATATTAATGGTTGGAAATATTCGAAACCGAACAAGAAAACCAAAAAAAGAAAAACCAAAATTGATGATAAAAAAAAACCCAAGAAACTGCAAAAACGGCAAAAAACGGATCCCGAGGTGGATTCCGAGGTGGATTCTGGGACGGAGAGTCTCATCATTCGCTACGATAGAGATCTTGCCAAAGCAGTTGCGTTGGGGGCGCGGATAGCAGAAAAAAACCGGGTGTTAAAACAAAAAAACAGGGTGTTGAAACAACACCAGAGTGAGACCAGTAGCGGTCCTGTTTCTTTCCAGTTGAAACGTTGTGAGTTTAAACCAGAGTTTACAATAATTGAGAAACCCGACCAAGAAAGGGTTGTCATGATGAAAAAAAACAATGGACAAGATGTTCGTATTAAGTTAAAGAACAAAAAACAACTTGATTATCTATGCCAAATGTTACACCTTTGGAACCATTGTGGTATTCATATGGATCTCAATGATAAGATACAAGACCAGGCTATTGATTATATGGACACGTCCGGATACGAATGTCTAGTCAAGTTTCAAGAATTGTATGAACGCAAGATAACGAATCTGATTAAAAACAACCACGTCTCCTAGCCTAAAATCCCATCCTAAAGAAAAACGACGCTAAACCCCCACCCACCCGAATAGCCTAAATACTCTTTTTCTTACAATTCTTCTTACCCTTCTTAATACATCGCTTGTATTTTCTCTTTGATTTGCGAACGTTTCGTCTTTTGTTTTTGTGAATGGCCGCAGACGCGGCTCCAGTACCGGCACCGACCGCGGCACCAACTCCCGCACCCACAGGACCGCCAACGTTTGCACCCATTGATGCGCCAATCACCGCACCACCGGTCGCAGAACCGCCGTATTGACCAAAACGTTTCTTCATGTGCTTATTAGATGGCCTTTTCATTTTCATAGCCTTACCCGATTTGCGCTTCAGGTCAAACGCCTTGAAAAAATTATTTCTATTTTTTTTACTATTTTTGGAACCGGCGGAAAGCATTTTTTTTCTTTGTTTGTATATTGATATATTGATATATTTAATTTATTCTAATTTAATTTAATTTAATGTACCAGCTCCCGGTTGACGTTTGAAACCAGAAACGGGGCGCACCGGTGAAAGCAGTCGCGCGTCCATACATTCGTATCCTTTGTAATACGCTTCGGCGG